GAGCGCGTCGTGGATTCGCTATTCCCGAGGGACTACATGGTGGATGGCGAGCGCGGCGGGATGGAGAGTGATTCCGCTAAGCAGATTCGCGAATCAGGGGGAGGCTTCCCCAAACTGCCGCCACCTACTCACACTCGGCAGCCGTGTATGGTCTGCGGCTCAAAAAACGAGTACGGTCGACCGTACACACGAATACGCCAGGCGGTCAAGCGCGGCCTTTGCAAAAAATGCTATGACAAAGCTTGGTATGGTGTGAAGAAAGGAAACATTGCCTGGATCGATCTTGAGAAGATTGGATTCGCGCTCTCAGTTGAGGAGCATAACTTCAGGGCAGTAGTTCCGAGCCGCAAGAGTCTGAGCGCGTTGAAATCTCGGAAGTCGCGGGAAAGTATTTGACTTCTGAGGTGTGGCGCGTTTATACTTGATTGGGAGGATGGCCACATGCAACACGAAACCGATGAGGTGCACAATGGGTCTAACATCGGGACGACTTGAGCCCGCACCATTTCGACCGGTCACCCGCCGGCTTGCTGGCTTAACCAACAGTGAATTGGTTTTGCTGTTTCGGAAACGAGCCGCTATTGTTGCCGAGGATCTTGATGGCCATGTCTTATGGGGGAGTAACTTCCATATCTATTGGGACCGGATGATGGCACTACAAGATCAACTCTACGAGATCATGATGGAAATTCAGTCAAGGTATCCTGCCAGGGAAATCACTGAAGACTATGACCGAACACTCCCCGTAATGGAGCCAAAACCGAATGCCTAAAACACCAAATTGCATCTCGACCGTGGAAATCGAATGGAAAAATCGCTGCAAAAAGACACTTCGTTGGGGTACGTTGGAAGTGCAATCGTGGCTGTCCATGTGCGGGGTGTACAAGCTTGAGTGCTCGCATCACATGCCGACCAATGTGTGGAGGGCAATGGTGCGCGATGAGCATGGCGAATGGCGTATCATTAGGAATCATCGCGCGCGTGGCCCGGCAGAAAAGTCCTGTGAGGAGCATGCAAGGGAGCAACCGAAATGTGCGTGAACCATGTGAAAATCGAATGCTCCAAGCTTATTGGGTTGTATCGCGCCTCCCTCGGGGAGGTGTCAGCGGTAGGCGAGACGGCGGGGGATGCAATCCTAAGACTCAAGGAGAAGGTATCCCCGAGGGGGCGGCCAGTCGGAGGTGAGCCGAGGCCCATACTTACCGTCAAGCGTTGCGCGGCCACATCCGCAACATAGGGTAGGGGGCACACATTGCATGCCTAAGGTAACATGCGAGGAGTGTGGTTGTGCTGTTCGTATGACGAGAAAGTGGCTGGAAGAGGCCGGGGCTCCGACGTGTGGCTGCGGAGGAGAGATGCAACAAGAGGGGGGTGCTAAGGAGGTGAAGTATCTCCTGGGGCAGCAGAAATTCCCATCAATGCCAGAGGATCAATCAGGAGAATGAAATGACTGAGGCCAGTCGTTGCGCAATCTGTTCGGCGAGAGTCGATGAGCCCCATCTGGAGAAGTGCGCTCTAGCTGGAAATGTTTGGTTCAGGGACACAATCGATCTCTGGGGCGGCCTCACAAGCCACACCCCAAAGCCCATGCCACACGGGATCGGGTACTGGCTTGCAAGGAGAAGGGCCGCCGATGTCAAATTGGCAGAGCGTGACAGGAGATCAATTGCAGCAGCGCTCCTGTTGATATTTGGCTATGCCCTACTCGGAGGTATTGTATTCGTTGTCGCCGTTGATGTTGCGATACGTATCGCTCCTCTTGTCTTACCCTGGAGTTGAGATGGGAACTCTCCCAAAGTCTACCGACATGCGCACGAAAACCAGGCGGATCAAGACATTGGCAAAGTCCATCGGAGCCATGGGGTATACGCCGTTAACGTCAAGGACATTGGCCAACGTGCTGTACGATCTGTCGACTTCCGATCCGCGCAGGCGCATCGAAGTGATAGGATTATTCAGCCGTATCTCGGAAGGGAAAACAAAATGATCGCAGTAGTCTACACTAGATTTAGCCCTCGCCCAAACGCGCAGGAGTGTGAATCGTGCGACAAGCAAGAGGAGCGATGCGTAGAATACTGCCTGTGCAAGTGGGGCGTTCAACCTGTGCATAGATTCCGCGATGAGAATGTCAGCGGAGGGGTATTGGATCGACCAGGGTTGAACATGGCGATTGAATCGCTGCGGGGCAACGGCGACAACGTCCTGGTAGCAGATTCTATGTCCAGAATCGGCAGGGATATGCTTGTTATCCTGTCAATCCAGCATGAGGTAGAAAAGGCCGGGGGGAGGATTGAATTTGCGGACGGGAGCCCTGTGTCAACCACGCCGGAGGGGGAATTATTCAGCAATATCCTGGCTGCATTTGCTGCATACGAAAGATCCAAGATCAAACACGCCACCAGCAGGGGTCTGAAACGCCGGCAAGCCAATGGGGAGTGGTTCGGGAAGCCGCCGGCTGGATACATGCTCGACCCGGATGACAGCAAGAAATTGGTTGAATGCCCCGAGGAGCGTCTGCTGATCGACAGAATAATGGAGCTGGCGGAGTGCGGTTACAGATCAACCGATTCGGCAGGCTTCCTGCATAGCAAAGGTTACTCCTTTCGGGGGAAACCGTGGTCGGCGAGGACCATTAGGAAAATCATTCAGAGAATCCGGGCAGAAGAAGCTTGATTTCAGCAAGATACGAACTATGATGGAGTGCAGTGCAGTGTTTAGAGTGGTTCGTTTCACCCGTTGAGAAAGGAAGAGTGCATGGCCTATTGTAGACAGCGTTTGCTGGGATTGCTCCTGGCAGTATTTCTGGTTTTTTGCTTGACGAGTCAGCGATGCCCCGCCTCCGTTGGCACGGATCTGCAAGCAGTCAGCGTCAATGTGTATTGCCCGGGGGGAACGCAAGGCTCGGGGACTATTTATATCGCGCTCCTCGGCGATGGAACCAGCTTGACGTGGATCTTGACAGCAAACCATGTAGTCAGCGGTCTCCGCAAAGTGACCACGATCATCGACGAAAAAGGTAAAGACAGGAAGATAGTGAAATATCGAGATGCGGAGGTCGTGCAAGAGAAAGTGTGGGAAGGGCGAAGCGCTGGTGAAGTTCGATACGCGGCGAAAGTTGTCAGTGTAAGCAGGACCAGGGATCTTGCGCTGTTGCAAGTGCGAATGGCAAGCGCGTTCTCCACTGGCGCACAACTGTATATGGAGAAGGCGATTCCAGAGCCGGGAACTGAGTTGTACCATTGTGGTGCTCCGGGCGGACGGGACCTTGGCGGAACGTGCTCGCTCACTCCTGGAATTGTATCTAGAATTGGAGTTTCCATCCCATCGTATGGTGGATCGGAACACGGGATTTTCGACCAGGTTACATGCGCAGCGCTGGGCGGGTCGTCCGGCGGACTGGTCGCCTTGACTGGAGATGGCCGCGTAGTGGGAATTATCACGCTCGGCATGAGAGGCGCTGACTCGTTTCATTGGTGCGTTCCCGTGCGATCGATTCTCCAGTTCGCAAGGGAATCACGCCTGCTGTGGGTTTTTGATCCCGGGGCTGATCGCCCTGAAGATAGTGGATCAATTGACGCGGTCCTAGAGGTCAGCGACGATACCAAGTTTTCCAGCGAATCGCTGAGTGAATCCGATTCAGATTCCGGCACGGAATAAGGTGGCCCAGGAGGAGATGCCAGTGGCAAGCGTAATTTTCGATATCAACGGCCGCCCTATCTACCCAGAAGCCGGAGACTTATTCGGATTTTCCGGGTCCGGCTGGGTATCCAAAGCGATCACACTGCTGACCTATGGATGGCCTGGATGGGGCATCTCTCATGTGGCCATTGTCGCTCCGTATAATGAAGTGCCGTCTCTATACGAGTCAACAACGTTGACTGATCTGGTGTGCAAACACGCCAAGAGGCGGCTGAAGGGCGTGCAGGTACATGATATCAGGGACAGGATCGAGGCATACGAAGGGCGCATCTGGTTCTATGCAGCGACACAACCAGTATCCCGATACAGCCAGGTGGACATGGAATTGTTCCTCCTGGGGCAGCTAGGCAAGGAATACGATGCCATCGGTGCGTTGCGGTCTGGCGGGAAACTCTTCAGCTTCGTGGAGAGTCTTCTCAGGGAAGAGGACCTGTCGGATATCTATTGCAGCGAATTGGCGGCTGCTGCGCTCCGCATAGTTCGATTGCTAAACACGAATAACGTCAGCAAGTGGAACCCTGCCGCGCTATTGCGCCATCAGGTGCGGACCTATGCTGCCGAGCGACCACGGAGGGTGAAATGAAGTACGTTAGGCCGAAGAGGAAAAACAGGCATAGGAATAAGCTGGACAGTACCAGCAAATGTCACATTTGCAATACGAAACATTTATCACATATTCCTTGCCATATCCATCGCCCGAGGGTGGTAAAATGATTCCAGATACCGTGTTTAAGCGCCTGATCCTTGCGGTGTATGCGTCAATTTTGATAATAGTTTTCGCTCAATTGCTGGACCACGGCATTTTGACACTTAACATTCCCGGCTACACGGGCATTGCGCCACCTCGCGAGGTGCCAACTGTCAACCTGCCACCTGGACTGAGGCAGGGAAATTGGACCGGCGACTCTTGCGTTTGGGCTAGTCTAATCTCGCTGCTCAGATGGCAGGAGCAGCCAGCGGCGGCGGACTTTATCAAACGGAATTACCAGGGCGGGGCGTACACCAGTCGCCTCGGGGGCCAGATGGACCTGATTGGAATGCGGTACGCCGAGACGCACGCCGGCAACACCGCCTTTCTCGAATGGGCGGTCCGCACCCGACGAGGAGCCGGCATTGTCGTCCGAGGCGGTCGCCACATGGTCGCCCTCGTACACCTCGATAAAACGAGGGCCGGCATCCTCGACAATAATAGCGTTGGCAAGATCCTGTGGCGAAGCCGCGAGGATCTCCTGGCGGAATGGCGGGCCGCCGGGGGCTACGCGATAGTACCAGTCTACACCCCGCCCGCACCCCATGTTGAAGGAGACAGACCGTGAAAGATAAAGAATTGTATGCCGGAGTCCTATTTGTGGTCTCGGTTTGTGCGTCCGTTCTGGTCGTATCGACCACCACTGGGAATCCTGGAAAGTGCCTTGACGACCGCTGCAACGTGCCAACCGTGGAGACCGACGCCAACCTCCCGGTCGAGGAGCGTGTCGCCCCCATCGACGATTCGGCCGAGATGCACCTGTCGATTGTGGGTAGTAGCCGGAGCCGCGAGTACCAAAAGCTGGTCCGCTGGTTCGACCGTGACCAGAAACTGAACGACTTCCGTAAGGGATTGAAGTACCATGCGGTGACAACGGCGTCCCCCCTCTACAATGACCGATACCGACCGAACGTGCAGGGCCTCCCCACGGTCCGGCTGCAAGACGCCCAGGGGGTCGTTCTCTACGAGGTTGCGGGCCAGGATGTCCCAGCGTCAGAGTCTTCGTTGCTTTCCGCCATGGTCCGAGCCGTCGAGAAATTGACCGGGAACAGATTCAAGTGCGACCCGAACCGAAACAAGTGCGACCCGAACCGGAAGAAAACCCCAGCCCCCGAGGTCGCGCCGTTCGTGGAGCCGGAGGTTCTCGTCGAGCCTGAGCCGAAGCCCGAACCGGAGCAGAGCAACACCCTCCCCATTTTGGCTGGCCTGGTCGGGGCGGCTGCGGCCGGTGTAGCAGGCGCTCGAAAGAAGCTGAAGGCCGCCTAGCCGCCAAACTGGCCCAAACGCCCCCAGTCGCTATACAGTCGGCACCTTTCGGGGCCCGTTTGTTGACACCCCTACCTAAGTACCCACTCAACAAAAGGACACACTATGTTCAACTTCGACATCCAAACCATCCTCATCATCGCGGCCGTCGTGGCGGCAGCGTACTACGGAAGCCAGTACCTCGTCGGCGTGGACACCAGAGTCGAGGGGCGACGGCGTGCCGCAAACGAGCTGGCTGGCCAACTCCAGGCTCTCGGGCTGGTGCAGATCCCAGACCTTCTTTTGGACTACGGGGTCGGCGACTACAGCGGCATGGGAGAGCACCTCATTCGCGTGGTGAAGCTCTTTTCTGGCAATCCAGCGGCCGTGCTTACGGAGTTCAACCAAATCTTCGGCCGCCTGCTTGACGCCAAGCTCAGCACCAAGGAGGGGCGAGCCCTCATCGAAGCGAAGTTGGCAGAGACGGCGGCATCAGCCGAGAAGTAGGCCGCTTATGGAATTGCCGTCCGGCAAGAGTGGGGAATGAGCAGCATGGAATACGGCAAGGCGATCCTGAAGCGGTCGCTTACGATAATTGTCGCCGTGACAATTATCGTGCTGCCGTATTTCGTGATGCACAAACCAGCCCTGGAGTCATTCAGCGTAGACTATGACGGGTATATTGTTCCGACATCGGAAGCGCGCGACAACGCACGCAGACCCTTGAATGTTACGGCGAATCGGAGACTGTAAATGAAGATTACCGCACTAGGCCTCTTGGCCGGCTCGGTACTAATGGCCGCTTCGGACGTTATTCCTAGCGGCGCGACTAGCATCTTCCAAGGCAGTGCATTTGCGCTCCTGGGATGGATGGTGTGGTACTTGCTGGCCAAGGCTTTGCCGGCGCATTACAAGGCTGCGGCCACGGAGAGGAGTGAGTATCTGTCTGCACTTGACTGCGCGCGCAAGGACTATCTTTCGGATGCACAGGATTATCGTAAGCAGTTCTGCGAAGCCATCGAAAGATTGGAGCGCTCATTGCGGGAGCTTCACGATAGTATCGAAAGGATCGGACGACAATGAATGTTCACCTAGTCTCGGAATTGGGGGAGTTTCTGGTTGGCACGGTAGAAGAAGTGCTCTCGGGATCGCCGCCTGGATTGCCACCTTGCAGTGGCGGAGTTGGCCAGTCTCTTGGAACATTCCTGTGTGACCACGTCGCCGAAATGATGTCGGATGTGGACGATGAGGACAGGGATGGGGAGCTGGACCTGGTGTTGCGTGTGCGATAGCTGCCTGAAGTCATAAACGAAGGGAGAACTCATGTCTTTCGATCTTCAGTCTATCACTGCGGACTGCCAGTCCATGCCGCCGAGGATTATCGTTCTCGGCGTGGAGAAAATTGGCAAGTCGACCTTCGCAGCCTCCAGCGACCGTCCCATCTTTTTCCCGATCGTCCGCGAGGAAGGTATCGACGATCTTGCTGTGCCGAGTTTCCCAACTGTCCATAGCGTCGATCAATTGATGACCGGCCTAGGCAGCCTGTACAATGGGGATCACGACTTCGGAACGGTTGTGGTCGATTCTTCTAGCGCCTTGGAGCCAGTGATCTGGCGATCCGTGTGCGAGAAATTCAATTGCGACAACATCGAAAAGGTGGGTGGAGGATACGGAAAGGGATACACCTACGCAGTCGATCAGTGGGACCTAATACTCCAGGGGCTTGACGCGCTTCGCACAAAGGGAATCGCGTCAATCATCATCGGGCATGTCAAGGTCAAGGTTTTCAATGACCCGGAAGGACCCTCATACGACCAATACCAGTGGGATATCCACGACAAGGCGGCCAATAAGCTGTTCAGGTGGGCCGACAGCATCTTGTTCTGCAATCAAAAGGTTGCAGTCGTGAAGGAAGACGCCGGGTTCGGCAAGACCATTGGCAAGGGTGTCGATGTCAGCGGTGGACAAAGGTATCTGTACACGCAACGAAGGCCGGCGCATCCAGGCGGCGGTCGCGGGGCTTATGGGCGCTTACCTTACGAGCTATCGTTGTCGTGGGATGCTTACATGCAAGCAATTACGTCAGTAGTCAAACCTCAAGAGGAGAGCAACAATGGCAGACCTGAGTGATTTTTTTGGAAACGGATTCAAGCCGCAAGACCACGAACCTGCTGGCGACTTCGCGCTGGTCCCTGCTGGCAAATACGTTTGCCAGGTCGCGGGGGCTTCCGTTCAGCCTACTAAGGCGAAGAATGGGTATTACGTCAAAGTAATGCTCAAGATCCTGGAGGGGGAACACGCCAACCGCGTCCTCTACGACAACATCAACATCGACAATCCAAGCGAGAAGTGTACGCAGATTGGACTGTCGCAGTTGTCCGCGCTTGGCAGGGCCATCGGGGTGGATAGCCTTCAATCGGTATCGCAGATCAGCGGTCAGGTTGCGGTGGCGAGCGTGCGCGTGAAGAATGAGAATAACGAAATCAAGACCTATATTTCTGTCGCGGACTACAGGTCGCAACAAGTGACAGCGCAAGCCAGTCCGGCGGCGGCGGCAGCTACGCAGATCGCAAGCCAGCCGACTCCCGCCTGCCCAACAGCAGTAAGTAGCCCGGCGGAACCCACCGCTGCCGGAAGCGCTGTGACTCCCCCCCCGCCGTGGGCACGGAAGTGACGATCTCATCATCGGACGGCAATCCACGCAGACCGCGGATCAGCGTGCTGCGAACCGACGATCCGCCGAGGGTCGGCAACGAGCGGCTTGCGGGGCTGTACGAAGATGGCGTGGAGAGCCCGCAGGCTAACAGCGCCGCCGCCGAGCTGCTTGCGGCATGCGAGGCTTTCATGAAGGCAGAGGATTGCGCCGTAGCGGCACGAACACGCGGGCTGGAGCCTGCGTGGAGTATGGCCCGAGACGCCATTGCCAAGGCCACGGCCAGCCCAGGGGAGGTGACTGAAATATGACAGTGCCAAGAAGGGAATTCCTCCGCGCCATTGTCGCGCTGACAATCGCTTCAGCGGCGGCCATTGCGCCCAGCGGCCTCGCAAAACCAATGCAGCGTTTGCCGGACATCGGCCACTGGAAGAACTGGAAGAATTACACTTGTGTGTATAGCCCAATAGACAAGGAAGTCCTGATTCAGCGTATGAAGAAGTGCATGCGCGACCGTAAGTTTAGTGACAAAGGAATAATCCCATGAGCACACATCAGCTATGCCACGGAGATTGCCAGGACCAGGAGTCGCCTATCTGGAATCCTAAACGCTCTTGGCCCCCCCTGAAATACGCATGCTGCTTCATGGACCCGCCTGATGCGATCGACCTAAAGCGGAGTGGTTACATCGAAAGACCCAAGGACGGGTATATCCCGTGGCTTACTTCCATCATTGGGGCAGCTATCGAGCATTGCGGCATCGTATGGGTAAGCTACAACGCGATCTGGGATTTGCCATTAAAATCCTGGGTCCATCATGCTCTGCTAGGATGGAGAAAGATTGAGGTTAAACCGTTTGTGTGGACGTACACGTTTGGGCAAAACCGGAAGACTGATTGCGGGCCAGGATTTAGGCCGATGCTGAGATTCAGGCATGAAGATGCCGAACTGTACCCCGATCAAATCAAGGTGCCATCCGTGAGGATGCTGACAGGGGACAAACGCGCAGCGCCAGGAGGGAAGGTGCCACTAGATGCGTGGAGCGATTTTCCCCGCGTGGTCGGAAACGCGAAGGAGCGTAGGAACTGGTGCCCAACTCAACATCCAGAGGGGTTAGTCGAGCGCGCAATCAAGCTGTCCACAAAGGAGGGAGACACGGTGCTCGATCTGTTTTCTGGTACTGGGACGGCGATTAGGGTGTGCAAACGCATCAACAGAAACTCGGTGTCTGCCGAACTTAGCCAGGGGTACTGTGGTGAACTCCTCAAGGAGCATGATCGCCTGGTAATGCTTGGATAATCATCGTTGTCATAACGGGAGTTTGGGTAGCACATGATGCGAATCAGCACAAGTGACAATCCGCTCGGTCTTCGCATCGGCGAAGTCGTTAGGGTAAGGCAAGTCTGCACCATCGCCTACGACGGCGACCAAAAGCGTTTTTTCTTTGAGGACTTCGGGCGGGCCGCTGTTGTCGTCAGCAGCGTTAAGCGGGCACTTGGAACCTATGTTCCAGGTTTCGCTTACAGCGCGCTCGACACCTTGGACTATGACCTTCCACGCTTGAAGGTCTCCCGATACGTGCGGCTCTACGAGTGCCGTACCACGATGGGCAGTCGATCGTTTCTTGTTCGCCCTGACGACATCACAATGCCATAGTACCCCAAACGGGAGAGGGAATATGAAGACTCTGGAAGATTTGGTGACTGAACTTCTTGATGCCAAGAGCGCGGAGGAGTATGCCAAAGAGAAAAGAATCAGGGCAGAGGTGGGAATCTGCGAACGCATCCCATCCGAGGATGGGAAGAAACAGGTTACTGCCAAGCTTGATTCGGGTGGATCGGTAACGGTCAAGAGGGACACAAATTACTCTGCCGACACAGGCGCTATCCTGAAGCTTGGCTTGTGGGCGGAAGGAGAACTCTCGCCGCCAATCAAGAAGAAAGCGACCCTGGACGTTGTCGGATATCATTGGTATGAAGAGCACCATCCAGGGGTATTTGCCCGATTAACCGAGCACGTCTCAGCCAAGCCTGCTAAGCCGAGTGTGACAGTGAAACTACCGAAGAAGGGAGAATAATGGACATAGCAGACGTGGTGCCGCAAGAAACCAAAACAGCCAAGGCAATTGTCGCATACTGGAAGCAAAAAGGCGACGCCGATAGTCGGCCTTCAAGGAGGCTGGGGGCTTCGTCGCTTGGCAAGCAGTGCGAGCGTGCTTTATGGTACAAGTTCCGCCACTGCGATAAGACTAATTTCCCAGGCCGGATGTATCGTCTTTTCGACCGGGGTCAGTTGGAGGAACCGCGTGTAGTCTCTGACCTGGAAGGCATCGGCTGCGAAGTTCATGCAGTCGATCCGTCAACTGGCGAGCAGATCACCGCGACCGCGTGTGGCGGACACTTTGTTGCGAAGCTTGACGGTGCCGTGGTGGGCGTTCCCGATGCGCCCAAGACGTGGCATGTTCTTGAGATAAAGACGCACAGCGCCAAGAGCTTCAATGCACTGCGCAAGAAGGGAGTGTTAGATAGCAAGCCGGAGCATTTTGCCCAGGTCCAGATAGAGATGCACCTCACCGGAATGGCAAGAGCGTTGTATATCGCTGTCAATAAGGATACTGACGAGCTTTACGTCGAGCGCATCAAGTACGATAAGGACTACTGCGAAGCATTGCTTGAGCGCGCGGAGAGGGTCATTTACGGCCATCATCCTCCAGAGGGGATTTCCGATCGATCGGATTTCTATCTGTGCAAATTCTGCGACTCGAATTCTATTTGCCACGGTCCGCTGCACACGGAGCCTCCATTTCCAGTGGCGCAAATTTCGTGCCGTCAGTGCTGCTATTCCACACCATCACCAGATGGCGTCGACGGAACTTGGCACTGTGAGAAACACGGGAAGGCAATTACCTATGCCGACCAGCTGGGGGCATGCGAGCACCATCTAATACTGCCGCACCTCATGCCCCGGTGGTCGGCTGAATGGAGCGGTGACAGCATCATATTCTCCAGTGAGGTAATCCCTAGCGATGGCGGCGAGTGTAGACGGGAGGTATTGATTAACGGTCCACGAACAGTAGGTAGCGCCAACTATAGCAGCCTGGAGCTATCCGTTGTGCCACTCACCGTCCTTCTTAATCCATTTGTCTCCAAGGCCAAGGCGCTGTTCGATGGCGCAGCTATCGGAGAGCCTCAACTGGATATTATGGACAGATATCCGATGGAGGATTGCGAGGTATTGTGGAGCGGGGCGATTGATGCCGACGACATCAAGGCCGCGTGGGTCGCCAAGGTGGGGCATGCCTCTCCGTTGGTTCCCCTGTGCTCAACGAATCTTCCGACCCATAGCGCATCAGAATATGATGAAGGTTTCGTTGTCATGGCTGACTACACGACTAACACGGCATACATTCTGAGGGGAAAACAATGACAGCCGCTACTCCACTACGAGATATGTATTGCCGTAAGCGGGAGTGCTTGATTCGCGATTGTCGCGAAGATGCATACTCAAGGGGCCTGTGTCTATCGCACTACAACAAAGCACAATATCTCGTAGGGCAGGACGTCGAGACTTGGTGGACGCTGGAGGAAAGATCCGAGGCGATGCCGAGGAAGACAAGGTCGCCAGTGACGGAAAGTCAACTGCGTCACGCAATCAGAGAGCTGCACAAGCGCGGGTGCTATCCATCCATCGTGGCCATCAATTTCACGTTAGGCAGAAGGTCTAATACGCTCAAGCCCGCCGATCAGGAGGTACGCAACGAGGAGTTTGAGGGTCTTGGAATTGAGATGAAATCGCACGGCTAAGGATCGCCATGATTACCCTCAGGCCATACCAACGCGAAGCCAAGAGGGCCCTCGCTGAACATCTAGGCGCAATGAGCACAAATCCGTGCATCGTTCTCCCTACTGGGTCGGGAAAATCGCTCGTGATCGCGTCATGCCTCTCGGACTGGGTATCGGAATACAGTAAGTTCCGGTGCATCGTTCTGGCGCATAGACGGGAACTTGTTCAACAGAATTATGACGAGTTCATGTCCAATGTCCGTGGGATGCGGGACATTCCGCAATGCGAAGTCGGCGTCTTCTGTTCTGCGCTCAAGAGGAGAGATTACGATGCGCAACTTACGTTCGCTTCTATCGATTCTGTTTACCGCAAAGCTGGCGAATTTCCCCCCTTTGATTGTATACTGGTTGACGAGGCTCATAGGATACCTCCGAAGGGTGAGGGGAAATATCTGACATTCCTAAATGGGTGCCGGAGATGGAACAACAAGCTCGTGGTGGTTGGCCTCACGGCTACACCGTTCCGAATGGGGAGCGGACCGCTATGCCACAAGGATCACCTCCTGCAAGAGGTCTGCTATGGGGTCGGTGTTTCTGACCTAATCGACGAAGGATACCTCTGCAAGCTACGATCTAAGGTGGGGAAATCAATTGCCGACTTATCCGAAGTCAAAAAACGAGGTGGAGAATATGCGATTGCTTCCCTTTCAAAGGCGACTAACCGAGCAAATTTGGTAGAGAAAGCGGTTGGGGAGATTATCGCTATTCTCGCACGAGAGAAGCGGAAATCAGTGCTCATATTCTGTGTTGATGTTGAGCACTGTAACATGGTCTCTCAAGAGCTTGCGAGATACGGCATCCGCGCGCCAGCGATGACCGGGAAAACTCCGCATCGTGAGCGGGACAGAATCGGAAATGATTTCAAGGACGGCCGACTCTGCTGTGTGTGCAATGTCAACGTTTACACGGAGGGCTTCAACGCGACCCGCGTTGACTGCATCGTCCTGCTGCGTCCAACGATGTCGCCCGGTCTTTACAGCCAAATGGTTGGCCGTGGGCTTCGCACGCATCCCGGTAAGGAGGATTGCCTGATCCTGGACTATGCGCATTGCATCGAGGAGCATGGACCTATTGATCTCCTCGGAGGCGGACAGTATACTATAATGGCCGTATGCGGCGAATGCCGGGAATCATTTTCCCGCGCCACCCGTATTTGTCCGCGTTGCGGATGGGAGATACCGAAAGTTGAGATGGAGCGGCTTGAGTCTGCCGAACGCCAGAGAAGGATGCACGACAGCAAGGCGTCCAGCAGGTCAATCCTGTCTAACGAGCCGGAGACCCTCAAGGTAGACGAGATCACTGTTGGCCCGCACTACAAGGAAGGAAGCGAAGCCAGCATGGTCGTCAGGTATCGTTGCGGACTGCGTATGTTCAGGGAATGGATATGTCTTGAGCATAAGGGATACGCGGGGCGAAAGGCTGTCCAGTGGTGGCGTGAGCGATTCGGCAGCGCGTCAAAAGTCCCTACAGTTGCGGATGCAGTCAGCAATCTGTTCACATGCTCCACGATTTCGGAATGGACCAGGACGATAAGCGTCCAGAAGAACAGGAAGTATTTCGAGATCATTGATTACAATCAGCCAATCAACGGATGAGAAGATGCTGGAATATGCCCTGAAATACGCTCAGCTAGGATGGCATGTTTTCCCATGTGTCCCGCGAGAGAAGCGCCCGCTGACCATGCACGGGGTGCATGACGCGACCACGGACTATGCCAGAATAAGGAAGTGGTGGGGATCAACAGCCAGCGCAAATATCGCAGTAGCGTGCGGCGACAAATCCGGATTGTTCGTAGTCGACGTTGACATTGACCCCGATAAAGGCATAGACGGTTTCGAGTCGCTGAAGGAGTTTCCATCGCTCCCGGAGACGGTTCGTCAAGATACACCGCGCGGAGGCTTTCATGCTCTATTCGCGGCTTCCGTACCACCGGCCAACAAAAACGGTTTTCGTACAGGTATCGACATCAGGGGCAATGGATTCTACATCGTACTCGCGCCATCGATTCACCCTAACGGAGGGCGGTACTCCTGGGCAGCAGGACTGTCACCATGGGAAGTGGATCAGGCTGTCTTTCCGGACTTCATGCGGCCGTCAGTCAAGGCGGCGACTGCGAGGCAGCACAGCCCTGCGCCTGCCGCCGACATCGACAGCAGTGAGGTTATGCGTAGGGCGGGAGCATATCTACTATCGTGTGGCCCGGCAGTCCAGGGGTGCGCTGGGCATTCAAGGCTGTTGTGGGCTGCGGTCGCCATGGTCCACGGGTTCCTGTTGACAGACGACCAGGCATTTAGCCTATTGGCAAGCACATACAACCCCGCGTGCATTCCTCCGTGGGACCTGGACGACCCGAATGAATTGAAGGACTTCAAGAGGAAAATCGCAGAGGCAGGGAAGATACCCCACAAGAACAACTCAGGATGGCTACTGCACGACGCTGAGTACGCCGCGCCAGCACCGCTGATGGGGGCGAAACAGGTGCAATCTTTCATCCAGAATTCGCTCCCAATCGATCAGCAAGGAGTTGCGCCCAAAAGTGCCCCACCCGAAATCAAGAGTGTCACGAAAGCCGAGATAGAATTCCTAACACGGCCTGCCGGTTTCGCTGGCGATCTGTGTGGGTGGATCAACTCGACATCTATACGCAAGCAGCCACTCCTTACATTGGGATGTGTCCTCTCCTTTTGCGGCGCTTTGTTCGGGAGGAAGATCAAGATAGGCCGCCTGAGGAGCAACCTGTACTGCATGGGCGTGGCTCAATCTTCGGCCGGAAAGGGGCACGCTCCGGAACAGATCAGGCGGTTATGCCTTGCGGCCGGATGCGACTCGTTGCTTGGAGGCGACTCCTGGACGAGTGATGCGGCCATTGAGGTAAGGCTGGAGAAATCACCTGCAACGCTATTCCTTTGTGACGAGATCGGGCATTTCCTATCAGGTGCCAAGGCCACACCTTACGGTGCAATCAGAACCGTCATCCCGGCGTTGATGAAGTTGTACTCCATGGCAGGGAGCGTCTACGTTGGGAAAGAATATGCGCAATCCGAGAACAGACGTACCATCATTCAGCCGTGCTGCTGCCTTTACGGAACTTCAACGCCGTCCAGATTCTTTCCAGGGTTGTCGACCAAGGAATTCGAGGACGGCTGGCTTTCGCGATGCCTCGTCTTCCTGGCAGACGACATGCCCTCCAAGGAGAGGACACAGGCAGCAGCGAGTGATATCCCCGATCATCTGACCGAGACCACATTCGCTTGGTTTGCCAGAAGGATCAGATTTGAGGATGAAGCCGAGCTTTGCGCCTTCACCCAGGCGCAACTTGGCGGAAAAGTTGTTGAGAGGATTGACTTGCTCGATGTTGCGGTTACAATGGAGGCGGAGGAGATTTTCAGGAAGTTCGATCTGCGATCGGAGGGAATGAATGCGGCTAACGCCCGTGGGATCGGATCGTTGTGGCTGAAGGCCGAGGAGAACGCGAGGAAGATTGCGCTCATCATCGCCGCCGGGAAATGTTTTGACGACCCAGTTGTTGCCGTCGAAGATGCAGATTACTCGTGCAGACTTATCTCATATCTCATCAACGATTTTGCTCCCCGCGCCGAGCTAGTCTCTGACAACGAGACTGGCAGCAAGAAGATCAAGCTCATCGAGGCCATTAGGGCGTTCGGTTCTATGGGCTGCCAGAATCGGCAAATCACGCGAAAGACACAGTGGTGCAAGCAGCGTGAGAGAAGGGAGCTACTGGAAGACCTGGTTCAGGGGGGGCAAATTGCAATCGAAACATCTGGCAAAACAGTAACATACAGGTACGTCGATTCCGATGAATGAGCAAGTCGTAATCATTCTCACACTGCCGGCAAAAATCCTGTCGCCAAATGCGAGTTTCGCTACGCTGGGGGGGCGATTCGCGAAGGCCAGCGCTGCTAAGAAACAGAGAAGGATGGCATACGAGGCAGTCATGGAAGCACAAATCGAGAGCATGCCATGGGGCAAGGTGTCAGTTTCCCCGGAATTTTTCTGCAAGACGAACAGGAGACGCGATACGGACAATGCCATAGCCTCACTGAAGGCAGTATATGATGGCATTGTCGATTCCGGCCTGGTCAGGGACGACACACCCGAGTACATGAAAAGAGAGGAGCCAAAGTTTGGCGTAGGCAAGGTTCACCCACGACTAGTTTTGACTCTCGCCAGATTGGAGTGAAGGAGGATGAAGGTACTTGCCATCGGTGACATCCATGCGCCTGCCGCGCATCCTGGGTACATGCAGTTCTGCCGGGATATGTATTACGAATGGTCGTGCAACCAGGTGGTCTTCATTGGTGACCTGGTAGACTTCCACTGCATCAGTTTCCATGCAGCAAATCCGAACTGCCCCGGCCCTGAAGATGAGTACGATCTGGCAGCCAAGCAGGTGAATGTCTGGAGGAAGCATTTTCCCAAGGCAAAGGTCTGCATTGGGAACCATGATGAGCGTGTACTGCGACTGGCGGAGTCAGTCAACATACCGTCAAGGTTCATCCGCGATTTCAACGAAACCTGGCGCACTCCGGGATGGGATTGGCAATACGAGCATATCATTGACGACGTGTACTACTTCCACGGTGCTGGCCAGGGGGGGGTGCATCCGGCGTGGAACGTGGCTGGGAAGATGCTAATGCCCGTCGTCATGGGGCACTGCCACTCGCGCTCTGGCGTCAAGTGGCGGGCAAATCCGATGCGAAGGGTTTTCTCCGTCGATGTCGGATGCGGGATTGACGTTGACGCATTCCAGTTTGCCTATGGCCGGCACATGAAGGAAAGGCCGATACTCTCAGTTGCGATCATTAGGGACGGTATTCCGTACCATGAGATCATGCCGTGCGGCATTAAGGAAAGGTATCACAAGAGACACTTTAACAGGAGGTAGGTGATGAACCGACACTTCTGGAGACGCATCGTGCATGTCGATCGCTATCGAACGCTGGGCCACCCCAACAGCGCCGCAGACTCGGTATTAGTCACGCTCGACTGCGGTCACCAGAAACACTACAAGGGCTCGCAAGAACCCTCGGGACAGATCGTTACTTGCAAACCTTGTGCCGACAACGCGAAGACTCCCGATGAAGACGACGCCCCAACAGGAGATAAATAATGCCCATGTGTCAATGTCCAAGGTGCGACGGATGCGTCCTAGAAGACAGCGAGTATCGCGACGAAATGTGCCAATGCTCGGAGTGCGAGTTGGTGGAGATATGTAACCGCGTTGCCGGAAAGTCAGGCCCACCCGTTGAATGCGAAGGCGGGCTCGGCCGGGATCTCGATGGTCCGGCCGACTTCCATTGGCACGCCGATAACAGCAACCGCGAACCACCTCAGTTGGCTCAACGGGTATGCGACCCCGTTCCGAAAGGTGATGGCCGAGAGGAGCGAGATCCATCCGGCAAGGATCAGCACGCTCCAGGTGCTAAATGCGATGCAGGTAAAGTCGAGCTTTCGTATCTCGAATACTTCCCCAAGGCGCTACGGGCTGTCTGCCTGGTGTCAATGTTCGGTGCGAAGAAGTATTCGAGGGGGGGGTGGATACACGTAAAGGACGGGAAGCGCAGGTACAAGGATGCGAAGTTTCGCCACATGCTTCCGGATGATGGTTTTGCCGCTCGCGACAGCGGGCTCCCTCATGCGGCGCACGCTGCGTGGAATGCGCTTGCAGTCCTGGAACTGGAGTTGTCTGAATCGCCCGGCCTCCTTGAGGCCATGCAATCCACTGTAGCAGAAGGAGGAGGGAAATGAACCGACTTCGCGACACGACATGCTACCTCGCTGGCGCTATGGAAAAAGTAGACGGCAGCGGCAGAGATTGGCGTATGGAAGTGAAATCTGAGCTGAGCCACCTCAAAATCCAGTGGATGGACCCGACATGCAAAAATTGCGACATTGGATGCGAAGACGAGCAACTGAAAATTGATCTGCTGGAAGCGCGGTCCAGAGGGGAATATAATTTAGTCTCCAGGGAAATGTCGCTCATCCGGAGGGTCGATAGGCTGATGGTTACACAGAGCGATTTTGTTATCGTTCGCATCGATCCGGGGGTGCCAACGTTCGGGACGCATGAGGAGGTCGCTTTGGCACGTCAACTTGAGAAGCCAGTGATTGTTTGGGTGCCAAGTGGGAAGAAACAAGCCCCGCTATGGTGGCTTGGTATGATTCCGCACAGGTGGTTTTTCGAGAGCATTGCCGAAATGAAGGCTTACCTGGAACTCGTTGACGCGGGGTGCGATTACGATCCGAACCAGTGGTGGATTTTCGTCCGTCCATCCGAGTAATGGATACAGCATTTACTTGGCTCGACCAGATTATACAGGCCGCGCTCCGCCTGTTTCCGTGCATCCCGATTATCCGCTCCACTCACGGAGGAGTGAAGTGGGTGCGCGGCAGGCGTTCTCGAAACCTTCTTCTTAGGCAATCATATACTTGACAAGACGTGAGAGCAGCCCGTGAAAAGTAAACCAACCACAATTGCTGCCCGTCAGCTCCTGGACCTTTTGGCCATTCGGCATGCCGCCGACGTGTTTGTGTCGGAGTGTAAGACGGGACCGACGATCTACGCAAATAGGATGCAGAAGATAGACGCATGGGCTATGAAGAAGTCGTGGGCACACCCTTTGGCCATCGCGTATGAAATCAAGGTTTCGCGGAGTGATTTTCTGTCTGACGACAAGTGGCGTGGATACCTTCCGTACTGTAATGCGTTTGCTTTCGTCGCACCCCCGGGGGTGATCCAAAAGAATGAGGTCCCTGAGGAGGCGGGGCTGATAGTCTGTTCGACGAACGCCACCCGCCTCTACACCAAGAAGAAGGCCCCGTACCGCGATGTGCCGATCCCCGACAGCCTCTATCGTTATGTGCTGTTCAGTCGCACGAGAGTGTCTACGCACGAAAGAGATATCAGTGAGGATAATGCGGCGTTTTGGCAGCAGTGGGTGCAGGGAAAGCAAGAGTTGCGGGATCTCGGCCGCCGCGTCGGGAAAGCCCTACGAAAACGGCTAACAGAGGCAGTCGACAAACGAGACAGAGAACAACATCGCCTGGCCCTCGAACTGGAGAATCTAGCGGACGCAAAGAAGATGCTTACGGACTTGGGTTTCGCGGCAAACCATACTCCAAACGAGTGGCAGATCGAAAGGAAACTAGAGCGGATCAAAGCCTCCGTACCCCCGCAAATCCTGGAGGCTATCCGCAGTGCTGAGGGGGCGCTGCGAACGGTCGGCAGGGCGTTGGAGACAATCGCTACGGACCTGCCGAAGGATGATGCGTCAAGTATATGATTGCCTTCTTCTTAGGGTGTAACAACAAACACCACACCCGGACATGCCAGGTGGGGTGTTTATTGATCGGGAGATATACATGAAGCTGAGCAAACGTCGTCATCGCTTGTGGAGGTACATGATCCATCAATTGAGGAAGAATTTCAATCCTGGGGTTCCTGTGAAAGTTAGGACTTCCCCATTGTTAGATGACGGTGATAGTGATGGTGTGATTAAGCTCGGCCGATTGGTCAAGGTTATCATTCGCATCGACAGCAAGAGCACCTGGACTGAGCGGAGCGACTCCCTGGTCCACGAGTGGGCTCACGCCATGGAGTGGGAAGCCAATTGGGCGGACGACGGTCCCAAGGAAGAACACGGCGCAACATGGGGCGTTTGGTACGCCAAAATCTACCAGCATCTCTTCGACCATTGCTGGGATGACATGAAGCAGCGCAAGTTGCTTAGTCCAAAGCAACTCAAACTTGAATAGCTACTCACTCCGCCCGCTGCTGCTGAAGATCGCTAAAGAGGTTCCATCGCCCCAGGAACCTCTTTAGCTTCGCTGCCCTGGAAGCTGCCCTGACCCCGCTGGCCCTCATTCGCTCGTCCATGTCGTACATCATGTCCTCTGGCGAGTGCCCTAGGCGAGACGCCTCGGCAACTACCTGAGCGATCTCAGCAGTGTGATCGTAGGTTTCCCCTTTTTCGTTGACACCAATCATCTTCGGGTGCGCAGCGATATCCTCTGCGAATCGACCGGGAGTCGCGCTGTCGTATGTCTGCGCGCCAGCGCCGGCGACTGTCAGCAGCGAGACGGCCACCTTGGTGGGAATGTTGTAATCCTCAGTCATCACGTCCAGTATGTCATTGACGGCCAGCGGAATCAGAGTGCCACGCGCAACGGATTGCGGAGTCGTCGGCTCTCCGACCAAGTTCTCTCCAGCTAGTATGTCGACAACCGCGCCGGGGACGGGCGCTAATTTGCTGCGCAGGAAATTGGCCATGACATCGGACGCAGCTAATCCGGTATACGTTCGACCAGGACCGCGTATATCAACAATCTTCCCAGTCGAAGTCTTGCGCTGGCCAGTCTGCAAACGGCGAAGTAAAACAGTGACCTGGGACAGCCCGGCAAGGGGGTCGATCCTGGTATTGCCTATTCGCACCTTCCAGAGGTCGGCGGACCTAGCGTCAAACTCGACGACTGCCTCAGGATCATCGTCATCCTTGAACAGGTTCATTAGCATCACAAGTGAGCCCATGAATGTCCCAGCGCCGATTACAGTCTTCGCGTACTCCTTGGCAATGAGCGTCCTGGCCCTGCCTTTCGCCTTCCAGATTGGCATGCCAGTAAGAAATTGAAACCTGGATGCGACGTACCGCGGCGCGAAGAAATAAATCGCAAGCGTGGTCGCGGCTTGCTCTGCTTTGCCGAGACCACCACGCCCAGTAATGACATTCACGTAGTATGCGATCATCTTCGCTTCAGCATCGGTTACTTCACCATTAACGCCAAGCGTTGCGGCGAGTGAGTCGAAGACATCAGCGCGAATCCTGTTCAGGAACGTAACATAAGCGCGCTCTGACGCAGCGACACCAGGAACGTACTTCTCGGCAAACTCTCCCTGAAACACCTCCTCCTGAGAAGACAGCGGGCCATCGACAGTCGTCACTGCAAGCCCACTCTTGGCTCGCAATGCAGCGTACGGACTTCCTTCCATCTCCTCCATGGCCTCGAATGCGCCCTTCTCGGACCAGAACGACCTCAGCATCGGAGCGACGTTGCGCGCTGCGAGGAATGGGTGCGAGTAAGCCGCCAATGCGCCCTGCCTCAGTAACGCAGATAAGTCAAAACTAGTCAGGATTGACCGGGAAGCATTTAACGCACTGTGCAACTGCTTAATCGACCTCTCTTCGAGCGGCATCTTCTGCCATTCAGCTTCGCTCTCCATGCCCTTGAATTCATTCTTGAGACCTTTCAACTCAAACTTCAGATCGACGGCCTCCTTATCGAGGACTGTCTTCTTCGTCTTGCGCTTTGAAAAATCTCCTTCTACGATCCTTCGCCTCGTTTCCCTGATACCACGCCTCAGACCTCTTTTGAGTGCCTTCAGTCGCTTACTGTCCTCCGCTGAACTGGATTCGGATTCCTCAATCTCAGTCTCTTTACGGGCAATCTTATCCTGCGTCTCGACGATCCTTCTATCAAGTTCCTGGACCCTGGTCAACTCCTCAGCAGTGATAGTCTTACCGCCCCTGGCAATGCCCAGCTTACTGGTCATTGTCTCAAGTGAAAAGTCTTCGTGCAGAAGCATTTTCCTGGCACCGAGAGAACGCGCAGTAATCCTTCCAATTGTCCTGAATGTTTGCTCCGCATCTCCAGTCTCGTTAGACGCAGCGTTGGCTAATGCTTGAGCGCGATTAATCGCAGCGGCATCACCAGATTTATTAGCCTCCGACAGCGCTGTATGCGCATTGCGAATTGCGCGGCTCATCTTCTGGTATTGAATTTGCAGAACAGCAGTCTCGCCAGGGCCCACAGCGCGAGGATTCTCAGCCAACTCCTTCAGCAGCTTATCGCCAAGAAACGGATCACGAGTCAAGGATTGCGATGCGCTGTCGAGCAATTGCTGGTGTGTAACAGCCTCGACGCCAGTAATCCTGCCGCGCCCCTGCTCCGCCCGAATGCGGTCAACGATCTCGTTCCTGACACTCGTGACCCACGGTGCGGGCTGTTTTGGCGCAGCCTCCTGCGACTCCTGCTCTGCGACTATCTCGGGAGTCACCGGTTCCCCGGCCTCGGGCTGAGATTCCTGCTGCCCCATCGCGGCCCGCGACTCAAGCTCATTCTCTATCTGGATATTTCTGCTCAACTCCTTGACGTACCTGGTACGCTGCGCCTGATTCTCGTCTAGGTTCTTAGGAAATCCAAGTCCCCGCCAGTCCTTCCTGGATACTGGCTTGCCGCTTTCGGCAAGTTCATGAACCCTTTCGCGAGTCTCCTGCTGCTGCCTCGCTTCAGCGCTACCTCTCGCAATCTGCACGCCGCCAAGGCCACCAACAGTAAACCCCGTCTGGACAACCGTCTCCTTGATTATGTTTCCCCACCCCTCCGTTAATTCACCTTCCTGGACACCGGCTAGCTTTGCTGCAACATCATGCGAAAGCTCGGTGACAACTTCTTCCGGAACCTCCCTGGCGAAAGAGACGCCAAGAGCCTTCAGTCCATCCCTGATACTACCAGCTATCAGACCCTTCTTGGCAGCCAGCGTTTCAGCACCGCCCCAACCGAACTTCTGCATTACGATTGCGGGCAAAGCCTCGACAACACCCTGCACGACGGCGTACTGCGCAAGATCCCACCCCTTCAGGCCGGCATCCTTGCCCTCCGTGATCGCCCTGTTGGCCTCCTGGGCAGCGGCGACCCCGATCGCAGCGTACGAACCGCCAACCCGTGCGGCGACAACCATGGGCAGCATGGACCGCCCTGCGCCGCGCACGCCACGCTGGATGATGTCCGGAACCGGCCCACCCTCCTCGCGCTGCCGCTGAGCCTGCTCCATAGTAGCAGTCCAACGGTTCATGGCGTCCGCGTACCCCCCCTGCCCTACTACCCTAGCGATTGGCGAGATGAAATCACCCCCCGTTTCAGTACCCCACGCCAGGAATCCTGGGGTCATGGACGCCTCCAGTTGCCGCGTGGCCTCCCCAATCGCGTGCTCCTGGGCTTCCGGACTCAAACCCGGCCCAGGGGGCCCCTGGGACAACTGGGCCTCCACGGGGCTCCTGGGGGCACTCACGAGGACGGCCTCATCCCTCCAGGACGGAGCCCCGCGAGATTGGGGCGGAGCCAAGGGCTGGGCTTCGGGCGGCACTGGCTGCTGGTGCGGAAGACCGCTTACTAGGATTGCTTCGTCTCTCCATCCCATTTCCGGGGTCCTCACAACGGCCGTGGCTTGCGGTATACATTACCATTCTCGTCCATGAACTCCGCTCCTGGCTGAAGTTCAGCATACGCGGCGTCATCCCCCGTCCTGACTACCTCCCCACCCCTGGCAATCCACGCTTCGATGGCCTGATATGCCGCACCACCGGCGGGCGGCGGAACGGCAGCACCGCCCGGCGATGGTATCAAGTCTCCGTATATTCCACTCAGGATTTGATTTATCTCAGTTGAATTTCGCCTACGGTAGGAAATTTTCGCCTTGCCGTCCACGTAATCAACCTGCTGAACCTCTTCCTTCAGCAGGTCCAGTTTCGCCTGGCGAAGCTCCCGCTGAATGGCGAGCCCCTCCTTGCGCGCATCAGACTCGGCCTTAATCATTTCCTTTTGCGTCTGCGCATCGAGCTTCGCCTTGATCCCGGCCTCGCTCTTGTCGAACGAAACCTGAGTAACCACCCTCCCGCTAGGCTCCATGGTCATCTGATTCCCATTCTCCATCCAAACGTCGCCAGGCCCCTTGCCGGCAGCCTTTAGCTCCTCAATCCGTTTCTCTTCGTCAGTTTTGGGCTTCCATGACATTGGCGCGCCAAGACGCTTAGCCGTAACCATTTGTTCAAGCTGTCTTAATTCGTCATCGCCAAACCGTCCGCTGCTCCTGGCTTCATCGAGTGCGTGTTGCTCCGTTGCGAATTGCTGCTTTTGCTTCGCTGTATACTCAGTCTTCCAACTGTCTGCGGCAGCCCTACCCGCCTCGCGAGTCTCAGTGAGCTTCCTCTCGAACTCCTCTGCACGCAACTCCCTGTCGTAACCGTGGGCAAGCAAGGTTCGATCATACGCATCCTTGGATGCCCGCTGCTGTAGCTGGAACCTAGACTGAATATCAGCATCGTGCATCGCGCGCTGCTGATTCAGTTGGTCGTACTGGAGCCCGCGCTGCTCCTGGTTCCGGCGTTCATCAGTCATACCAGAAACTAGGGCAGCAAGTCCGACTGCGCCGCCCGCCCCTGGAACATCATGTCTTACTGTAATGGGCATTATTCACCTATCGAGAACGCGAACGAATTCTTGCCTGCCTGGCCTGCGCTGCTGCGACATGGGCAGGGACGGAGCCTTGCGCAGGCGAAGCACCACCTGTCTGGTTTAACTGACCAAGTGCTTGCGCTAGTAACGGTTGTGCAGATGCGCCGTAGGCGCTTCCAATAGATCCGGCGAGTGCTTGCAACGGAGCCATGCTAGGATATTCGTCGGTCCTACGCTCCATAATTCCAAGCCTAGTCTGCTGCATCTGATCGGCCGAGCGATCCAAGGAAGCCTGCTGCTCTCGCTGTATGCCCGTCTGAAGAGTGGGCGCAATAGTGGTGTTCCCAAGACCAAGTCGGCCCAACTGTTGCATGGCATTCGACTGTTGCGCACCATAATCGGAGCGAATGTCTGCTGCTCGCTGCCCCGTAGTCTGATCCGCGATGCCAAGCATCTGCTGATACCGCTGCTCATTTGCTTGGAGCGCACCCTGGTATGCCTGGTTGTAGTTTGAGACCAATGACCCGAGACCGCTGGAGACCTGCCCGAGTGCAGCGCCCTCCAGCCTTGGCTGATTCGGAGTCGTCCTGGTATACCCCTGGAAGTCGTTTCTGAAGAATCCCGCCCATGGGTCGGAAGCTGCCATTGTATTTCCTCGCTATGCTGTTAAATCAACAAGTTCAGTTGCATCGAAACGAATCCAGCCAAGTTCCAGGATGTCATTCGACTCGGGCGGAGTCTGGAACACCTTAGAAAAATTCCCGATCAACGTCGGTCCCCAGTAGTATGACGCAGTATGCGTAAATGTAATGTCTATACTGTCGTCGCTGTCGGTGAAGTAGTAAGCGGTCTGATATCCTACCCGCTCCCCCTCGGCCAATACCCACTGCTCAGCACTAACCTCGACAGTACAAGTTATTGTCTCTGCTCCGAATTCATACGATCCCGTGCCCCAGAACGGAGGAGAATGAGGCGAGCCATCAGCACCGGTATCCGTATCCGGGTTCAGTTCGCGCGCAAGAAGCCTAGTGTCGTACGGATTGCCATCGTGCCAGAAGAACAAGCTGCCATACATTAGGAAGTATTCGGCGTCATCATAACCAACCAATGCTATCTCAGTCACGAAGGTAGCCGTGTACCCTACATCGGCAGTAATCTCCGCAGTATCAGAAACAGTCTGCCCCTCGACTGTTGACTCCGCAGTCAGGACTATGGTGTCGCCCTCGTTAGCTTCTGTCAACTCAAATTCAATGGTCGGCTCCGCGCCCCAGTAATCGCCGATGTCGCTGTACGATGATTCTATCGAACTCGCGTAGTCTTCGCCACCCGAGAACCTGAGATTGATTGGGGCACCGTCAATTGCTGCCGACCAGGCTATCACACCGCTACCCGGCTCGTCGGTCGCATACGTAACATGGTCAAGCAAATTCAGCGTGACTGCCGCCGACAGGTCATCGCTAATTTCGCCAGCAGTCGCGGAAAGCGAATACTCGGGAGTATACCCAGGCGGATCAGGGCCGGGGTGCTCCCAATCAGGGTCCCAGCCATCTGGAACGTCAGGCGGAGTCGCATCCGCTTCAGGTTTCGCTACGTATGCACCAGCCATAAATCATTCACCCTGACCTTACGCAGTGCGTGCGGTTACTTCATTCCAACTGGTGCCATCAAACACAAGTGTCCAACCACCCCAGGTTGAAATTGTACGGTCCACAGCACCAAAGAGCATGATGTCTTGGTTTCCAGTGCCTTCGCTGTGCTCTAAAGTTACGCTGTTTGAGCCGCTGGTCCGTACTACTTGAAGAACCTGGTTTGCCACTCCACCAACAAAACCGCCAATTGTTACATTGTTAGATGACGAATCCACGTAAACAATGTTAGCACCGGACACATCCACATTGTCTGTCGGACCGGCAGCGCTAACGGTGACAGCCGCGCAGTGCAGCCCACCGGAAACCTTCACCTGCCCGCTGCCTGGCTGCAAGTCGAGATGCGTTCCATCGTAGTCTATCCTGGCCTGCTGAGATGCACCTAATACGAGGCCAGCATTATTCGCGTTGATTACCCAATCCCAACCCGTGTCATCCCACATGGAATACGCATTCGTAACCGTACCACCTGTTAATGGAGCCTCGAAATATATATTATAGAGGTTGGTTATTGTTCCACCCCTAATGTACGGACGCAATCTATGTCCATAGCAGTTAGTCGTAGTTCCGACAGCGCCAGTTGCGTGGCCGTAGGTGGAGTCGTATGCCGTTTGGTAGTCCAGCGTGCTGCCCGCCGCCATATCGGATGTAGCCGTGGCCCCCATTACGCCAACAACGTGACCGCTGTTAGTGATGCCAGCAGCGACATTGGCGGGCACGGAGAAATTGATACCGCGATTATGGTAGGTGCCGTTAATAGTCACGGTCGGATACAGATGAACTACGATTCCATGCGCCCAACTATCGTTAGTAACTGTCCAGGCTCCGGAGATTCCATCATCCACGTAGCTATCCGTCCCGAGCGACAGATGGTCGAAATGTGGATTGGCAGATATGGTAACATCCTGGTCGATGTACGAATGGTCGCTTCCGTTGGACGAAACATGCGCATCGAGCGTAGCGCCATCCACCGACAAATCGCGACCATCAATCGTAACCAGGGCGTCCACTGCAAGATTCCCAGCAAGGCTTCTCGCGCCGCTCGCCAGGAGGTACTGTGTATGGTCGTCATCGCCAAGACCGACTAAGCCGTCATGGTCTGGCAAGGATGAGCTTGTGTGCGTATGCCCGGGATCAGCGCCGCTTGTAACATTGGCTCCGGTGACAGTTCCGCTAGTCGTGAGGTTACTTGCGCCAAAATCTACCGCGTCCCAATTTGTGAAATGAACCTCGTCATTAGCCGTCACGCCTTCACTGTTGATAATGAGATCAGCGCCGTCGAAATAGATAGAGGCGTCTTGGGATTCTCCGAAGTAAAATGGTTTATCATACGGGAAAGAAAGCTCCTCCGAGCCACCCGTCATTATGCCTTTGATTATTCCGCCTATATTAAGCTCATCCGAAACATCGCCAGCACTTAGGTCTGCGTCATAGCCGATGCAGATGTTATCAGAGCCCGTGGTTATGCTATTCCCTGCCTGGTAACCGATGAATAAGTTACCGGAATAACTGGAAAGAGAAACACCTCTCCCCGCATGAATCCCGATGCAGATATTTTCATCTCCCCCTTGATTGAAATATAGAGACCCATAGCCTAGTGCGAAGTTGTCATCTCCTGTTGTATTGGAATATCCTGCTTGATAACCGTATGCCGTGTTTCCAGCTCCACCCACATTGGAATAGAGCGCACGATAACCTATACCCGAATTATTCGGTCCCGTGCTTGCGTAAAGAGCCCCAGCACCTACTGCCACACAGCGGATTGCCGAAACATTATAACGGAGAGCTTCCACGCCAATCGCTACGTTTCCGTGCCCTGTTGTATTCGCAGCCAAAGCCCCACCACCTATTGCTGTGTTATAATATCCCGTGGTGTTGTCGGCAAGAGCTATACGACCTATTGCTGTATTGAAATATCCTGTGGTGTTAGCGTCAAATGCTCCTGAGCCCATTGCTACGTTATAGCTTCCGTGTGCGGTGCTTGTCGCTGTGCTCCCCATTGTAAAATTACCAGCGCCTACTCCTACGAAAGTATTCCGACCAGTAGGAACAGCCGTATTTCCCGTAGGGTGATGGAAGTTGTGAACAAACCTATCACCTGCTTTAGAAATAACCCCCTCATCTGAAGCAGTAGTGTCTTCCAAATCTACATTGCCGAGGAAGACTGTGTAGCCTGTATCTACTTCCTTTGGGTCGATAACCAGATTTGTGCCGTCGTAGTAGATGGAGGCGTCTTGGTTTGCGCCAAAATATGCCTTCCAGTTATCCCCATCAATGTTCAGGTGCCCATTTCCAACCCAGACTTCCTTCCATCTCCTTGTAGCGGAACCTAAGTCATAAGTGCTATCCGCGAATGGGAGTAAATCTGAGAGTACGCCTGATCCAACAGCAATGGAACCAGCTATTGAAACAACATCGAAATATCCTACGGCATATCTCTTTGAATTTGTGCCAATCGTATAGAGAGAGTCAGTGACAGGAATTACTGTCTGCGTAGCTTGTATGCCGGTTAAGTCGCGAGTTCCGTCGGCCAGCAAATACTGCGTATGGTCATCGTCGCCTAACCCACCAAACCCTCCGTGATCCAGCGTTGATTGGTTGATCCATTGCGCCTCGCCAGAAGCATCAGCCTGGAGGAGTTGGTCTTCAGCGCCAACTGCATCCGGGAGAATGCTTTCGATAAATTCCACCCTCTCCGTCAGCGAAACAGTATCAATGGAAATCCGCCCGAAGGCTTGCCGTATCTCAACTGGGTCATGCCCGTGGGGAATACGCCTAGTCATGACATCCTCCGCAGTCCAAGAGTGGCCGTCTCAGCAATGACGTTCTCAATAGCCCACTTGCGGCTATCGCTACCGGTAATCCTCAAGACAAAAGATTGTCCGCCACCGGCAGGACTCACAGTAGCATTCAAGCCCTCGCTCCACGTCCCCGTATCCACCGATGAAGTAGACCCAGCCGCCGCCTCTGGCGTCAACCCCGTGTAAACATTCCATGTAACGTCGCCGCTGCCGGCGGCCATTAGCGCATTCATCGCCCGTAATGCACCGGTCAGCCCCTCGGGCGCTAACGGAATCGGACCAATGTCCACGTAGTTCGTGAATGCAGTGCCGCAATCATCCTCCGCGAGGTCGGAGAACCGGCGAAGCTTTCCATCTCGCCCTCCAAGAATCGTACCGTAATCTTCAATGGGGATGGATTGTGCGTTGCAAGTCGATGTCGGATCATGATCTGAAGCTAGGGATACTGGCCAAAATGTTTTTCCCGTCCAATCGAACCACCAGTGCAGCCGCGAGTTGGCTTCTTCCGCCGATAGGAAGATATGCACACCTCGCCCCTGCGCATCGTACTCAAGGTTGACGACAGTATCGTTGGGACTGATGTTGAGCAGTTCTTTCGGAAGCACATCTCGGGATACTGAAATTGGATAATTCTCTCCACCTGGGGGAAGAATATACAGCCCGTCAAGGCTAAGGAAAATCACCTCCCCAGCGGGGCCAATACACCACGCCTCCGGGCCAACCACGCCAGCTACCCTGCTCAAGGAATCTAGACTGCCGCCAAACGCGGGATCTCCCCTCAGCCTCCATAGGCTATTGCGACAACCGAAAATCAAATAGTCATCACTATGCGGAATCAGGGCCACTATTGCTTCACCTGGTACTCCGGCATCAGATGCAGTACCAGCCACGGCAGCCCGAGAATCTGTCTGTGAGTAATCAAAATCAGTCTCCGTACCAACGCGGGCCATGTACCACGCATGCGGGGCAATCTCTGCACCGGCTAGGACCATCCTGTCCAGGTAGTGCGCCACGAGCGGACAGCCTGTCGGAACCTGGCCAGCAGTAGCCGTCCATATCGCGAGCGTGTCCGCCGCTGGATCGTAGACCTTCGGTGCTCGCTCAATGCGATACGCGCAAGTTCCGTCCCCTGGAGACGAAGCCAACGTCAACTCCCCGGCCGCAATGGAGGAAATCTTGTATGTCCCAGCAACCGTTGCACCTCCGACATTCGACACAACAACGACATCATCATACGTGCTAATGCTCAAGGCCGACCAGTCGTCTACGCCGGCAGCATCAAGGTCCGCTCCGGATACTGTGCCATCAGTCCCGGTAACGCGCAGGTCTCCATAGTCGGCAATGTAAAGCTTCTGCCCGCTCTGCGCCGCCGTGAGAAGTGTGTCATCGCGCAGCGACAAATCAGTGGTCGTCTGCGTCAATGTTCCGTAAGTCGTCTCCCGGAACACATTCCCGTCCGTGGAGGCAACGAGCAGGGACCGTAATGCTGGAACTGTTCCAGTGGAGTAATACTGAACACGAAACGTATTCGCTAAGTTCAGTCCTCCGTCAACCGAGCATTCCAGACCGAATCCAACCCGCAATCCCGCCTGCGAATCAACCGTCTCGCTTCCGATGTTTGTGCCTTGCCAGAAGACAGTCACGGTATCTGCTGACACAACAGCCGTCAGCCATCCCGGCTGCGGGGTAACTGTACCAGGTGTTAGCGCATACGAAGTCTCCGCGCTACCGGTGTACGTTTTGATTGTGCCAGTGTACGCGCCAGTGTTGCCAGTCATCACCAACTCAACTTCGACGCCTTCCGTCGAGTAGGCTGGCGTTGAATTGTCCATCCGGAGGTACAGTTGGTACTTTCCGTGCCATGCGTCCTCCCACGGGACCAGATACATTTCGACACTATACGATTGTGACGAATCAATTGCCAGTGCGTCTCGCACAACGGCAGCATCGTCGACACTCGTATCGATGTACGCAAGAGCACTGGGCAATATCAGCGGCACATCGCTGGACCACGAAGCTTGTGCCCACACATCTCCAATAGCAGTGCCAACAAAGTTGTCGCTCCAAGCAGTGAAACCATCACCCTTGGCGATCACCATTGACGTTAGCAATCGAACTGCGCCACCAGTATCCGTTATGTGGGAATACGTCAAACCCGGACGGCTGCCCCCCCTCTGTCTACGCTCAATGGTATCAAATGATCTCACATTGAGGCAATCGAACGTAGAATATGGAGGCTGTTGGCGATAGGAGGAATGCTTATCCAGCCCCGCCAACGGGAAGACAACATCAAGTCGCCTGTGTTTCATTGCGTCAAACCTTCTCCATATTCTCACTTGGGAATTCTGCACCAAATGAAAAAACCCTGCCGGGGCCAATCGGCAGATCCGGCAGGGAGCAAGTGTAATCAGATGCCGGGGCCTACTCGAAAAGTTCCTCAAGCCGCACGAGATCCTGAACCGTCAAAACGGCACTGTCACCAAGCGACTCAACAATATCGCTCAACATGACATCCGATTTTCCAAGATCAGAATCCTGACTTAGAAATTCGCCAAATCTTCGTGCATATTCACCGAAATCCTCGGTTCCGGCTTCAATCCGTGCCTCAGTTCCAGGTTCAGTTTCCGTAATCTCATGGATGATTGCGACACGTCTCTTTTCGATTACGTCGCATTCGGCAGCAATGCGTTTCGCATACTTCAAAAGCCGGTATGCCAATTTGGCTGGCAGTTCCTGCGTGGCCAACTTCTCAATAGCAGGAGATGCGTTCATCAAGGACGACAGCTTCATCTTCTCCCTCCCTTCGTTACACGGAAACAAAAATAACTCGGCAGAGCGCCGATTGGGTGCGCTCTGCCGGGCAACTAAAAACCTACGCCTCGCCAGTTACGCTGCTGGCGTCGAATAAAGCGATGTAGTACGTGGTTCCGCCAACATCGACCTTCATCAGCGCATCGTAACCAACGGTGCCTTCGGAGCCAGTATCGCCGGCAACACCGTTAACGATCTCGACACCGTTATCAACACCAGATCCGGAGTGAGTCACACCAAGAACGTAATCCCACTCGCCCGTTGATGTATTGGTTACAGCATAAGCTACAGACGATCCAGATGCGAGACCCGCACCGTTGAAAATAGCAGAAAATCCAGCAATCGGAGTGGTGGCAGTGATCGCAGCGCCTCCGCCAAGCCGACCTTCCACGCACGCCGTCCCGTAGCGATAGGCGGGAGTGCTGACCACGCCGGTCGTGTGACCCTCGAAAGTCCCGATGACGCCGGCATGTAAGTGCCCGAGCGTGGCGGACCGAACCACCATCTGCCCCATGACACCATAGGTCTCCTGCGCAACGGTCGCGTCTCCCGCGTTACAGACGTGCCGAGCGCGAAGCACCTTGGCGGAATACGCAGAGGTAAGGTCGCCGGTCGTGGAGCCGTGCATCTCAACAGTCGAAAGCTGCCCATCGGAATAAACATTCTGGGCCGTGCTGAACAACACCGCGCTTGTCGTTGCGGCGCTCCCCGCGAACTGGCCTACCTGTATACCCTTGACAACATCGGGGCCGACAAGCAGGATACCAACAGGCCACTTCGACGTGCCGCCAGACTTATTGACGATCACAGCGGCCATGTCGCCAGTGACAGTGTACGTGCGAGTCGAGTTGAGCGTAAGCTCAAGTCCGGCATAGTACGAACTTGCCGCAACGGTCGTGGTGCCAGACGCGCCTTCCTCGATCGCTGCCCGCAAACAAGCAACGTGTCCGGTGAGGGTCCGCGCCCCGGTTCCGGCAAGCTCTAGGTAGCCTTGCACGGGAGCGACAACGGCGTTAACGCCAGTAACGTCAATTCCGTCTTTCGCCTTGATTTGCCCTCGCATCGCATTCAACGTCGGAGTTGCCTGGTCTTTCGTCAGCAAAACCCTGGACAGGACGGCCCGAATATCGCCAGTCATGGCGGCTCCGCCGTCATCGAACAGGAAGCTAACCGGACGAGTGGCGGCAGAGCTGAGAACGGCACCGCTCCCGGCAGCGTTGGTATATTCGCCAAGCGAAATGGAACCAGTCAACGGAAGCGCAATGTCATCCCCGACTATGGGTGCATTGAAATCACACGAGGTAACGCTACCCTCGTTCACGTACAGCGCAGTCTCGTCACCACCATCGGTGTGATGGAAAATGCAACCAACCTGGTAGCCGTCCGTTCCATCAGTCGGAACAGTTGCGCCGCTGGAGAAAAGCAACCCCCGATCCGCAAGGACGGGCTGTTGCATCCTGAGAAGAGAAGCGATTCTGGAAATCATCGAAGTATCCTTTGCGAAACGAGGAAAAGAAAAGCCCGTGCTTGAGCCGGGCCAGTTGATTTATGAAGCAACCTGCGGGCCGGGGAGGTACGCAACACTGCCATCCTGGTAAACACCGCTCGCCCCATTACCGATAGCATATACAGCCTCTGTCGCGAGAGGGCCATGCACCGACACCGAGTCACCGGCATTGATGAGTTTGATTCCTTCCCCGGCGACGGCGGCCTCGCCAAATGCTAGATTTGCAGCGGTTGCGTTGATAAGCTGAACCGTCAGGTGGTCACGATATTCGTCCGCTGCAACGATAATAGCGCTCGCAGAAGTTCCAGTCCACACACCCTTTGACATAGTTGTGTTCCCTTATATTTGATCGCCGCCGTAAGTGATCGAGTAAGCGCCGCCGTACCGTTCGTTACCCCTTCGGAAAACCTCACGCCCCAACTCCGCCGGTGCGCCCATGCTACCGTAACTGGATGGCCGATTCTTGAGGTCTCTTGCAATCATGTCAGCCAAGAACTGACCGAACTTTCGATTATGCAACCCCTCGGAATCCCCCCGACGCTCCTCAGCGGCAGCAAGACAAGACTCCTTGTGGAGTTCGCTCATCTTCATTCCGCCCAGGGGATACGGACATGAATCGCTCAGCTCGCCCTGGAAGGCATCATACGTATAGTACAATGTGAAGGAGGTGTCAAACTCCGGATAAAACAGGACTTCCTGTCGCTGCCCGCCAGCCCCAGTGCTTGCCTTCCATCGCACCGCAAACCAATAGGCGTCCCCATTTGTATCGCTGGCGGATCGTGCTTCAACAATCACAGAGGTCGGAACCTCCCGAATCATCGCCTTATGCACATCGGGAGCATAGTGGAAACCTCCCACAACCGAACCGAGGTCGTCCGGGAGATCGTAATCCCCGTCATCCGCGACGACAGCAAGCGTAGTGGTCGGCTGAAGAAATGACCACTTATGCCCAGCAGCGCCCTGGATAACCGACGGAGGATACATGACGCGCCGATACCCAGACTGAACAATGTCTTCAATCTCGGTTATCTGCGCCGCAGACCAATTGCCGATCGTCGACCCATAGCCGAGAAAGAACCCAACAGATTGCTTCAGGTCAGCCCAGCCAAGCGTTAACGAGCTTTCGGCCATTGTGCGACTTTCGTATAAAAGGCCCCGACTGGGAAGAGAGAACCAGTCGGGGCCATGATTCGCGCGACTTGTGATCCGTTTTCAGTCGCGCGAGATGATTACCCAATCACGGAGCCGAGGACACCGGTGCAGTACCAATGCCCACCTGCGTCATTGCCAAACCACGCAAGATCGATTTCCTCGTTATCCGCGTCCATGGTAATGGTGGCGAGTGTGCCAGTCGGGTCGGCATCGCCCAAGCCTTTGAGCCCGCTGGTAACGGTGACGACGATATCGCTAGTCGTCATCGTAGCAGCGCACTTGAACATCTTCTTCTGGCCAGGAATCGTACTGTCGGCCAGCGTGGACGTCGCATTCGCCGCGAGTGTAACTGCCGTAGGGAATACAGTCACGCCGCCAACCATGAAGGTATGTGCGCCGCCGGCCGGGTCCAGCGTCGGAACCTCCAGCAAGCCAGACGGGGGGCCGGTCTGCAAGAGAGCGAATACCTTGCCGGCAGTCGAAGAACGGGCGACCGTCTGGAGAGGAACCGCCGAGCCTTCGCCCTCGAATCCGACGTACCGGAAATACCCGGCATACGTACCACCAGCCTCGCAGGTCAAGATGCCGCTACCAAGCGTGGCGTCCACCTTGGCGAGGATGTTGCACGCAGACCCGGGAAGATTGATCTCGATGAACTGCCCGGTGGAAGAAGCGGCATAAGACCGCGCCGCAACGCCTGCGAAATATCGAGCGTTGGTAATACTGGGAAGCTCGACAAAATTCATACGTTTGGCGTCGACGGCAGAGGCAGTGCCACGATCGTAATCATAGCAAAGCCCCTGGCCTTCACTGAGGGCGGTGGTGCCAGTGAACCACACCCACTTCGAGAACACCGGGAAAGCGGAAACCGGCGCGTTAAGAGCATGTGAAACCATATCTAGAAACCTTTATGAGAGAGTTTTTTATCCAGTCAAAGGACAGCTCACGCAGTTGCGAGGACGGCCTGCTTCCTGAGATCCGTGCAGATCATATTGCACGAAAGGTCGTTGTCCACACGGCGAACCGTGTGCTTATTCGGCACCATGTACGGAGCCGTCAAGTTGTTCTCCCAGCCGGCGAGAACGCCAACAGCGAGCACCTTCCAATCGAGCATGTAGACAGGATTCTGGGTGTCGTCGTCGAGCTTGGGGGCATAAGTGACCGGAGTCATCTTGAACATGGTTCGCCCGCCCTTGGAGTCCAGATCCTCACCAAGGTTCATGTTCTGATTTTCAAGCAGCTCCTCCATGAGACCGAGGACAGCATCGTTAGTGTAGATGCCGTTCCTCATCGGCCCAACATCAGGCGTGGCATGGGATACGACAGACCGGAACTGAATCTTCCGATGCGCCTTTCTCATGCGGCGGATCAAGTCCTCCTTAGAGACGGCAACGTATTGGCTCGTCCAGTTCGCCCATCGTTCGTAAGTCCCCGTCGAAAGACCGGCCCGGCCATCCGTGAACCCCGAGGGATTTCCACCATTGAAACCCTCGGACGCATTCTTGACGATCCAGTACGCAATACCGAACGGGGTCTTAGCATCCGCGGAGTCATCCGGCTTGCTCCAGAGGATTGTTTCCAGATACTCAAAAAGGCTGACCATCATGGCCACATAGCGAGTCTTCACTAAATCGACGATCGCTTTCCCGCCACGCTGGAAAGACGGTTCCCGCTGATCGTAGATATAGTGCGCGTTCACATGACGCACGTCCACTTCGCCCTGAACCATCGTATCAGCCAGGGCCGTGCCGTCAGTTTCATACAACCCAACAGCACGAGCGGAATGATTGTGGTCAGTCTGCGCCTGGAATTGCCACGGATGGCCGCCCTCGAACTTCTTCTGCCGGCCCTTCCACATCTCACGAACGGCAACGTGATCCGTGAGATCGGTCTGCAAGTCCACGAAAGCGCCCTTCTTGACCAGGTTTTCCTGGGTCAGGAGGACAGCATCATCAATCTGGGAAAAGGTCAAACTCATAGGTATTTTCCTTTACGCAATCTCCGTTGGATCTATTTCGCAAAGTACGTTTCTTCAACGAGCTTTGCTACAGCATCCTCCGGATCTGTGTCTGGTTCACTTTCTTTTTCGCGAGACGATCGCCCCTTGTGCAAGTGCTGCTTGCTAAGGTTGCGCAAGTCGCGCTGTACGGCTGCTTCTTTCTGCTTCGCAATTTGATCGCCGAGCACGATCGAGACTGCGGTACTGAAAACTTCCTCACGCGGCGGGGGCACCTTGCCCACGGCGCCATGGCCGGCAAGCATCACGGCCATCTGCTCCGCAACGGCATCACGCACCGCAAGCTGCGGACTTCCCTGCTGAAGGGATCGATAACTTCCTTCACCAAGGGTACTGTGAAAATCTTCACCCAAGCCGGTGACCTGCGCATCGAACCAGGATTCGATCTCCTGCGCGACAGCAGCCTGGTTAGCGTTCGTAACCCCATCCTGTCCGGATCGCAACGACTTAATTTCATCACGCTGCGACCTAATTTGGTCAGCAAGGGTCCCAAGCAACTTGATTGTATCTGGATCGAATTCCTCGGGATCGAGACCGTTAAACACGTCCAGCGGGTCATCCTCTGAAGTCTCGTCAACCTTTTGTGTTTCCCTTTTCGCCGCCTCCAGCTCATTGGTGGCCTGCTCCAGCCGGCCGCAGACCAATGACAGGGCTTGCTCGCTCGGGAAGGCTTGCGCCTCATCTAAACTTAGCCCCGCGCGAACGGCGCGCGTAAGGCTCTCATTCGTAAGTCCAGCCTTGCCCGCATCTTCTTCTCGCTCCCCGTCTTGGGCCCCATCAACCGGCACATCGCCCTCAGTAACTTCTTCCGCTCCTTCTTTGACTGGTGCTGCTTCATCGACGGGCTCGGCGACCTGCTTGGCATTCCCTTCGTCCTCCACTTCGGGAATGGAATCTTCGACATCTACGCCGTCAGTATCGGCAGTATCCAGAATTGCAGCGTTGATCTCGGCAGCCAATGTCTCTTCAATCGACATTTTCTCTTCCTCTAACTGAATGAGTTTTTGTCATGCAATCCTCGCGCCTTGAGCGCTCTCTTCCGATGGGCAGCGCTGGTGTAAATCGGGTCCCCTCCGGGTGTCACTTCAGTGGGGCAACCGCTGCCAGCAAGGTGGTCACGCAACTCCTGAGCTTGCGAAGCATGAACTCCACTAGCAACACACGGCGGCATGGGCCAAGTGCCCAACCCCGAACGGCCGCACGATCCGGAAGCGACAAATCCACCCACACCCTCAGCTTGGCGATCTCGATACGCACGCCTGCCGCCAATGCGGACGCACTTCGGGATGCTATCGCGATCAAATTCGCGCTCTACCGTAATCAGGCCGTCCGGTGTTGAGAAGCAATATGTGACCATATTTCACCTTCCAACAGTATACCAAGCCCCATTAGGAAAACTTACCAGTATACCCCCACATCCTGCGGCCGTTTACGCAATCCCTTCGAGTAATCCGGAAGATCGCCGTCCGCAGGGGGCCTTTTCTTCAGCGTCTTCTGGATTTTCGGCACCGACCCAAATTCGATACCCTCCTTCCGAACGAGCTTCTGGAGCTTCTTCATCCCCTCGCTTTGCTCGAATTCCTCCTGCCGACTCTCGGCCACGGCCTGCTGGGCAATTTGCTGCAACCGCTCCTGCCCCTGGGCCTGCCGCTGAGCCTTAGCAATCTTCGCTTTCTCCGCTCTGCTGACCGGGGTAAACGGCCCCCCCATCGCCTGCGAAGGGACATTGCTCCTGCCTGGATTTCGCTCGTTCGCACCGCCCAGCATGTTGTACGCGCGCTGAAGCCACTGCACAAGTTCGTTCACGTTCTCAGCCATTCTATTCCTCCGGTAAACTGGAAATCATTTCTTGTATTCCGCTCAATCCGCTGTCATCAGAACTAGCGGGCATTCCAGACGCGCTACGCACCTGATCTGCTTGCCTGTTTTTGGCTTGCTGGCCAGAGTGCTGGGCAGCTTCTACGTTATCTGGAAAAATCACGATGTCGTCAAGCTCGTTGAAGTCCGAATACTTCGCAACAAGCCTAAGGACCTTCTGGAAGTCGATTGACCCTCCCATCTGCTGTATCATCGGAAGGAAGGGAACGATGTACTGTTGCATAATCATTCCGAGTCTCTGGAGTTTCAGACTCGGGGAATCGTCAATGAGACTGTAGACATCGATCTTGAGTTCGTATTGATTGAACGACCCAACTTTCGTATCGCGATTCCACTGAGTAGGAATGCTCACGTCGATTCCGGACACCTTCTTCTGGAGGACACGATTCTTGATTGGATCGTGCCATTCGTACCACGCAAGCGCACGGAAGATGTCCCCGTAGACATCGATAGCATTCGATGCCATCTGTCGCAGTTGAGCGCCGGCAGCTTCGCTCAGGAGTTTGTCTTGCCCAACTGTTTCTGATTGGGTTGCCAGACCACCGATAGAATCGAGATTGTTCGCGAAATATGAAAAGAGTCCCTTCGTTTGGAGAAACATTTCCATGGTCGCTGGGTCTGCGCCGCCGGCCGCGAGAACCTTCGGCTCCGCACCAGTCCACAGGAAGCCGTCTCCATCAGACGCCTTCCTATAGGCATCAATCTCCGCAGGGTCATTACCCTGGAACCCGAGACAGCGCTTGAACTTCTCGGCACCGCGTCCCAGCTTGCGGAAGAGAACATTGGCCAATTCGTGCAGATCCTTCCACACGGCTACCGGCGGCAGAGGCAATAAGTTACCGGGAACATCCGAATAACCGAGCGTATGGTACGGCCCCCTGTCCGGACCGTTCCATTCCTGCTGATTCAGGAGCACCTTTCCGGGGACTTCATAGGTCACAAGCAGCCCCTCGTCGGCAAGCCAGACATCACGTAGGTGACGCCTACGCTTGTACTCGTCCGGCGAGCCGCCCGACGAGATCGAATCCGCGCGTTTCTGCCCGTTATCCCCCATGTCTGATTGATCGCTACTCGTATTCTCGATTCGTTCTCGTTGGCCCTTCTTCAGTAATTCACTGTCAAGCAGTTCGTCTTCGTTCACCCAGTAGTCATGGCCCTGAAACTGGATTTGATTCCAATTCTTTGCGCTCATGTCGACGAAATAATCGTCGGAAGTCACGACTTCGACGAATGGAACGCCGTATGGCACCCCAAGAATTTTCCCGACGCGCTGCAATCCCACTCTCACGACGCCGATGGTGAAAAGGGATTCGAGAACAAATCGCCTTAGAGTCTTCGTGAGACCGATTTCATCAGGGATCAAGTTCACAGCGATCTCGAAATTATCTGCAATCGGCCTTAGCTCGGCCGTATCAGTCGAAAAGAGCGCACGAGGCGACCTTGCAGCCAGCGACCTGACATGCGTATCGATGGCGAGCTTCAGAAAGTTCACCGGCATCTTCAGTTCGTTGCCATCGTCGGCGTAATTTCTACCGACCAATTGCCGGATACTGTCTACGCGCTCACGACGCGAGTGCTCCATTTGCCTCCGCGAATAGTCAATAGCCGTATTAAGTCGATTGAACTGTGATGTAGAAATCACCATCCGTCTCCAAGTTCTGATTGTTGTTTGTTCTTCTTTTCATCGCGCATCTTGTTCCGCCACGCCAGGCACCCGATGGGGATATCGATCACCTCATCCGGCTTCTTGTGTTCGTGAATATCCCTGAGCAACATATTCGCCAGAGCATCAGCAATGGCCCTATCGCCGTGGTTTGCGATCGCGCCCGTTGGATCGATTCTCTTCTTAGCCCTGGAATGGAATACCCCGCCGTCACTTGAATACACATACTCCAGCGCTTCCTCTAGCGCAACTTTCGAGTAATTGAAGATCATACGTTTCTCAAGCGATTCCCGATACGAACTCAAGACAGCCATCTTGCCTTCCTTCGTTGGGGGCCATCCTGGAATTAGCGCCAATTTGGCGGTGGTAACTGAGTTGTTGCTTCGCTTGAAGATATTCTTCCATTTCAATTCGACAATCCTTGCGCCGAACTGGCGGCCTGGACCGTTGGATTCCCATACGATCTTCGGAAAGATGACAGCGCTACCCTTGAACCAACTCGCCAAGGCCACTACTACACTGGCAAACTCTTCTGGTCGTATATGCGGGTTTGCGTACTCGAATAGCTTACGCCTTGTAACATTCGAGTACCCGACCGCTGCGGAGTTGGACGCACCAGTTCCTGCGGATACGTCAGCCGAGATGGAGAGCGGATCGCTATTGATCGGTTTGAACTCGTTGCCAGTCGGGCACCAAATTTTCAGCGTCCCCATGGCGTTGCGGCCGAAGGAAACCGGCTCAGCCTGGTCATTGTAAACCAAGTCGCCAACTGCGACTGGTGGCCGCGCGATATCGAGAATATACTGGTTGACTGCCGCCGAAGTGAAGAACTGGTAATCCGATCCGAGATAATCGATATCGAGTTCTTGCGAAATCTCCTGCGGGCTGGCACACCTTTCGCATTCCCGATCGTACCAAACGCTGCGCATCTTCCCGTCGAGAATCGGCTTGTAGTCTTTCGGGTATCTATCCTTGTCCAATATCTCAAGACCACCACCCTCGCCAGTCTTGTAAAGGCCGCGAGCCTTAACTGGATGCTCCGTCCAGTGAAGCCGAATCTTCCTGATGGACGTTTCCTTCATTGCGTAGAACGCATCGCCAACGCCGGCCGGAGTGGAGTTGAATATCCGGCAGGTCGTGGCATCGCGAGTCGCGCGCAAAACTTGGAAGCCCTGCTCAACGA